GGGGTCAAATAAATGTAACAGGAAATATATCTGTAAAAATGGATGATAATTCAGTTACTATGGTAAACAACTTTTTAGGTGGTACTAGCACAAATGTATCACTTGGGGATGGTTCTAGTATTGATTTTGACATACCTACTGCAAAATTCACAGGACATGAGCTAGATACAGCTAATGAAAATGGTGTATTTATCAATCTACCATTTCAAGCTACAGCAGATGGTTCTGGTGCTTTGGTAACTATTATAGCAACTTAATAGGAAGGGGAGGAAATGAAAATAGAAGTTGATGGTCATATCATACAGATCAAGCCTATCTCTTATGTAGATAGGTTGGGATTACAGGGAGAGTTTGCTGATGTATATGCTAATGGCACAGATAATGTTTCACAAAAGAAATTCAATCTACTATTAGGGCATACAGCAGAGATAGCTTTTAATGATCCAGATAACTCACTTAAAGAATATCCTTATGAGGTGCAGTTAAAAATACTTACTCAGATAATGAGCGAGTATTTAGGTTTGTCTGATAACCAAAAAAAATCCGATGGGGTTTGAGCTATGCTGTGTGGTATTGGTTTTTTCAACCCGATTCACACGAACAATTAATCCTCCCCTACTCATGCTTAAACCCCATCACTCGAAAACTTAGGGATTATAATACGATAAATGACATTTGGGAAACAGTTAAAGATGTGGTTGATGCCCATGATCCAAAGCGAACACTTGGACAGGAGTTATATTACCTTGTGCCACTTTTTGCAAATCCTCAATATATATTGGATGAGTCTTATTTTGCTTATATCAATGAATATCACTATGTCAAAGATTACCATATCCCACTTGGAAAAACACTTAATCAAACTGATGCAATTAAACTTGATTACTTTACTATTATTAAGAATGAACTTGCATCAGCAGTAAGGCATAAACAGGAAAAAGATGGCAGATCAAAGAGTTAATATAAAAGTATCAGCAGAGGGTGCTAGTAGAGCAAAAAGAGAATTACGAGGTGTTGAAGGTGCTATTAGTAAAATGGGTAAGGCTGTTGGAATTGCATCTACTGCTTACTTTGGTGCTACAGGACTAATAAATGGTTTAAGTAGTGCAATACAATTAGCAGGTAGGCAAGAACAAGCTGAAAGAGGTTTATCTGTAGCATTAGGTAGAACATCAAACGCATTACTAAATCAAGCAAAACAACTCCAGAGAGTTACCACATTTGGTGATGAGGCTATTATTACGCAACAGGCATTTTTAGCATCATTAGATTTTAGTGAAACACAAATAAAAGATATTATCAATGCCTCTGTAGATTTATCTGAGGCTACAGGTATCAGTTTAGAATCAGCAGTAAGAAATACAGCTAAAACATTCTCTGGTTTATCTGGTGAACTTGGTGAATTAATACCACAGCTTAGAGACTTAACTACTGAAGAAATGAAAGCAGGTAAAGCTGTTGAGATAATGGCTGATCTATTTGGTGGCACAGCAACAGCACAAGCACAAACATTAACAGGATCGCTAGAGCAAATGAAAAACGCTTTAGGTGATGCAGGTGAGGCTATTGGAAATGTGTTAGCACCTGCTGTAATTGGTATATCTAAAATAGTTACATCTTTTGCAAATGGCTTGAGTGATATAATAAACTTTAGAGAGGGATTGGCAGAACTAGCAAAAGATTTTAAAGTGTTATCTGAGAGTGAATTTCAAGTAATACAATTAGAACAAGCTTTAAAAGACATGACTAAGCAAGATATACTTGCTAAGATACAAGAATTAGGATTATCTATTAATGATAATGATAGCTCTTTTAAAGAATATTCAATTACAACTGCTGTTTTAACTGAAGAGCAAAGAGCAAATGCTGAGATGGCTAATATGCTTATTGAGGCTTATAAAAATGCACCAGAGGCTGTTAATAATACAAAAACAGCATTTGATAAATATTTAGAATCTCAAAGAGAGTTACTTTTAAAACAAGAAGAAGAAAAAGCTAATGTTGAAAGATTAAAAAAAGAATATCCAAAACTTGCAGAATCATTAGGATTAGTTAAAAAAGCAAGTGAAGAAAACACAGAACAATCTAAATTAGCTAAAATGGCAGAAGATGAGAGGTTTATAACAAGTTTATCTGGGGCAAGAAGTTTAATTAAATCATTATTAGCAGAGGCTACAGCTAGATTTTTAGTGAGGGAATTTGGTTTAAAAGGCTTAGTAGGTTTAGCAACAGGTTCAGCAGGAGCGATGGCAATATCTTTAGCTTTTGATCAAGCATTACCAAAATTCGCACAAGGTGGTATAGTTCAAGGTGATCCAAGTAGAGGTGATGTTGTTCCTGTGATGGCTACAGCAGGAGAGTTAATTTTGAATCAAGCACAACAGGAAAATCTTGTTAATAATAGTGGTATAACAATTAATATATCAGCACCACTTGTAGATGAAACAGTAGTTGATTCTATAATACCTGCTATAGAACGAGCAAAAAGTTTAGGTACTGCATGAGCTTAACGCTATCAAGTAAATGGACTGAAAAAACAGTATTAAAAGAAAATTGGTTATTTCAGTTGTTCTATGATGATGAAAGTGCTACTGATTTTTTTGGAATTAGTTATTATGATACAACTGTTGAGAGTGTAAACTACAGAGGATGTGTTTTAAATAAAGCCACTATTAGAGAGTCAATTAATCTCGAAACTTCAACAGCTAAAACATCAAATGTATCAGTAACTCTAGCCAACTTTATTGATGGGAATGGCACACATTTTTCAAGGCAGTTACTAAATGGTACAAATAAATATATAAATAGAACTGTTAAAATATACATACAACCAGATGATGATGTTGATATAGCTGATTGTGTGCAGATATATAATGGTAGATTAGAACAAATATCCCACACAGTAGATAAAATAAATTTATCTATTGTTGCCAAGAGAGTTTGGGATAAGATTTCTATACCAACCTTAAAAACTTCAAGTTCAGATAATGATAATATATATTTTCCTGTAGCCTATGGTGATTACACAGGGAATAGTGAGGGTATTACAACAGGCAAAGATTTAAGACCTATCCCATTTGTTCAGACTATGCACGATGGAAAGGTTTTTGCATCCTCTATAGAATCAAGCACAGGAGATGCTCATGTTCATGTTTATAATAGAAATAAAGATGCTTTTTTAAGAGCAAATGAAACATCATCTAATAATATAAATAAGTTAGGTGGATTTGTTACTGAATTAAGAGATAATGGAAAGAGATATATGAATATCCATCCATTTGAGGCTAGGGATTCTGATTCAGGATCGCCCTTTAATGGTGAGAGTGGTGTGGCAACATTTAACAATGAAGAAAAAGCCATAGATGGTAATTCTGGAACTTATGCTACTGAATCATTTAGTGTATCTGGGGGAAGTGGAGATACAGACATTACCTATATGTATTTTAATATGCCTAAATTAGATTTTGGAAGTATTGTAGATGACACTACCTCAATGAGGATTTTTATCACTTATAAAATTGAAAACTTTACTAATTCTGGTAATGTTAAATTATTTGGAAAATTTGAAGGTGATAGTCCGGGTGTTAATGATAATGCTGATGCTGTTTTATTTGCAACTCATACTGCAAACACATCTGACACTCAAGAAGATGTTAGGGTTTTTGTAGATACATCAAGCTTTCCACAATATATATTAATAAAAGTAAAAGCAAATGAGGATTCAGTTGGTGGTCAGACATTTAGCTGTGATCTTTCCATATCAGATGTTTTTTTAAGAGTATTATTTAAAGATTCAGATGAAACATTCAAAGATATAAACATGGCATATACAGGTGAAGATGGTTTAAAAGATAATGGATGGAACAGTAACGCAGATATTACTGAGATACATGAGGCACATAGAGACTTACTTACAAGGTTTACATCTTACTCTGGAACTCCAACAAATTGGAGTAGTGGATTAAATATAAATAGTGTCAGAAATTGGAAAATAAGATATTGGATTTTAGAGTCCACTCCCTTAATTAATATTTTAGAAAGGTTAGCTTTTGAAGGGGGTTTTATTGGTAGATTTAATGGGCAGGGTGATTTTCAATATATCTTTATCCCTAATTCGCCATCAGCTAGTGAAACACTTAATAGTTCAGATATAGCAGACTTAGATATATCTAGCACACCTGTTAATTCATTAACTACAAAAATGCAGATAGAATACGAAAAACATCCTGCTGAAGATAAATACATTAATAGTGCAACATCTGCATCTGCTAATGATGCTACATTATTATCTAATTTTAATATTGCATCGAATGAAAATCAAAAAACCATAAAACTAGATGCGTATGTAAGTCCAACAATACCTACAAGTCCATCATCAAATAAAAATGATGATTTTTATAGTTATTATGACCATATACTTGGTAAGCCAAGAATTATTATAAGTTTTACAGTTGTAAATACAAAATATTTAGGCTTAGATGTTGGTGATATAATAGCAATAAATTTTAATAGCGTTGTATTGCCATTTGCAGGTTCAACAGGATGGGATGATTATAAATTTATGATAACAGATTTACAAAGATCAGCAGGTTCTTTAAAGATTACAGCTAGGGAGATATAAATGGCTAAGAAATTTTATTATGATTCAGTAGATATATTAAATGCAACCATAACAGAGGGGGATCATAATCCTTCAGATGGTGCTTTTACTGCATCATCTACAGATATAACTAATGAACACGCAATAGCAGACCAATCTTTAAGTTTAGCTGTAACAAGTATGGGGGATGAAGAAACACTAAGGATTGATTTTGGTTCAAATGTTACAGTAACTGATATATTAAGTTATAATAACTCCACAACACAGGAAGAAGATAATTTAGCGTGGTATTATAATAGTGCAGGTACTAATGTCGGTACATTATTTGGATCAAATGATCAGTTTCCACCCGGTTGGGATTTGGTAAGTGCATCATCGCAGACTGCTAGATTTTGGTATGCTCGTTCCGTTCATGCTGATTATGCAGGTTTGGCAGAAGTTATTATGGGTGTTCCTTTAGAATTTGAAAATGAGCCAGATATAGGTATAGCTACACAGGAAATATTTGCTACAGATTTGAATACTAGCTATGGTGGTGTAGAATATGCTAATAAAAGACACGAACCCAAAACCACATTTGAATTAAATTTTAGTAATATATCACAAACATTTAAAAACAATCTGGTCAGCTTTGAGCAGGATGTAACTAACTTTAAAAAATTCGTGTACTATGATGATTCTAGTTATCATTATGTACGCTTAGACTCACCTATTAAATTCACAGAAGTAGCCTTCCAGAGATTTAGTGCCTCTTTAAAATTAAGAGAACAACTCAGTTAATATATTACGCTACCAATAACCCATGATGTAATGAATCCTGTCTATCGTTACATTGTGGGTTATTTTTTTATTATTTTTTTTTCTTGCATCTTTCCTTGATTATAGCGATACTCTAGGTGATGATAACATTAAAATACAATAATTTAGAGACTACCGAGGGCAACACCAAACCCTGTTCTGGGGAAATGTTATCATCTCCCTCGGTGTCTCATATAAAGGATGATAACATGAAAATGGAAATTATAAAGGACTTTAATGGTATTGCAATTAACGACAAGCCAATTAAGGCTAGTAAAATTGAAGTATCAATAACCATTCACTATGAGGGTAAATATGGAGAGGAACAATATGGGTTAGATAGTTTTACTTTAGATGATTGTCCTGATATTGTTGAGCATACTGAAGAACTCGTGGATGTAGATTGGGAGGGTAAGTAGGATGGAAACACTAACATTAATATATAAAGGCATTAAAAATAACAGAGCAGAATGGTACAACTTTGATCACGCTCAAAATAAGCCTGTAGGTAATGCTCTTTTATTTAAAGCAAACAAACAAACAACAAGATTTCCTGTAGGAATGATTGTAGAAGTCCAGAGTGAGAATGATTCATTTTTATTTGGTAGTTCTGAATGGGGTGAAATGTGGGATAGTGAAGAGCAGGTTAATCGCATGGTTTTGGCTGATAATGTTGAAAAGCAAAAGCGTTCAACTAAGCTAACAGAAAATAAACTGAAGAAACAACTTGGTGAGAATTGGCAGGAGATGACTTTTAAGGAAATTAGAAGTCAATTTGTTCACATGAGAGGTGTTGATAGAACAAATGCGATGGCACTCATATTAAGAAATCTAGGGATATAGGGGGTAAGTAGGATGACTAAAGCAGAATATATAAAAGAGGCACAGAACTTAGAATTTCCATTTGATATACATGGTATTTGTGGAGTTAATGATGATGGTATTGTAGTTAGCTATGGTGAGCCTTGTAAAGTAGAAATAGATGGAAAAGAAGTAATTGCAAATCTTTGGAAACTACCAAAAGTATGGGCAGAGTGCTGTGTGGACAGCAATTATTTTGATGAATGGATTTCTCCAGAATATGCTGATGAGTATCATAAAATGTATATGAGACAATCAGAATTAGAGTTTGGGGGTAAGTAGGATGAAAGTAAATAGTGTAAGAAAAAAAGCATTACAATGGTGGAGAGCATTAGATAATAATATGAAACGCACAATGGTTCACAATCCTAATGTAAATAAAACCGATATTATGAATGTTGGGTTAATAGGTTCTTCATCTTTACAAGTAGAAAGAATGTTTAAGAATTGGTTAGAATGGCATATGGGGGGTAAGTAGGATGGATAAAAGAAGTTGCACAGAGTGCTTGTCTGTATTACCTATAACTGATTTTCCTAAGTCTGGTGGGGGTGGTGGTAGAGGTGGTATTGATGCTAGTGGAAATCCATATCGTAGGCATCAATGTAAGCCATGCCATTGGGAAAGAAAGAAAAAGCTACCTAGTGGAAGGCATGGTAAGGCAAAACTATTAAGAGAATATAAAGAAAAATGCTCTTGCTCTGTTTGTGGATATTCTAAAGAATCAAGAGGTAAAAAGTTTAGTACATGGGTGTTAAACTTTCATCATCACGATTCTAATAAATTTGCTAATGTTGGAAATATGATCAAGCAATATGGTTGGAAGAGAATATTAAAAGAAATAAATAAATGTATTGTAATATGTTTTAATTGCCACATGGAATTACATGGTCATGCAGTACATCAAATTGAGGTATAATAAATGATTAAATACATACTGAATCTATTTGCTAGTGATAGGTTAGCAGGTGGTGATGACCGAAATGCAGTCATCGAGTTGCTTGGGCAACCATCCAAAACTAAAAGTAGCCATCAAAAGGTATGTTCTGAGAGGGTTGGGAGTGCTATAACCTTCTTGTCAGCAGAGGACTCCGTAAAGTATTCTGCTGTTGCTCTCAACTCTCTCTCCAATTTGGTAAAATCCAGATTAGGAATAATAAGATTTTTAGCAACAGGTGAGATGGGTGATTTAAGTACAAAGCAAATGGCAGAACTGTTTGATGAAATAGATAACCAAGTGGAGAAATTAGAGGATGATGTCAATAACTACATTAAAGAGTCTGGCAGACTTTCAAAGCAGACACAAGAAAATAGTAGGATGCACAGACAAAGAGTATCAGATAATTTTGATGATTTTGAAGAAGTATAAAAAATTAATAGAAACAAAATCTGTAATAGATCAAGATATTGAGATTAAAGATTTGGAAGATTTAGTAGGATCATTAGATGGATAATGTAAACCACGATTTTGATTATCATGCAGAAATAAGATATGAGACTGAGCATGGATTTGCTTTTACAAGTGCTATGGGAAATACTGAGCAAGAAGTTGCAGACGATATTAAATTAAGATTTAAAAAATACAAAGATAGACAGCCATATTTAGATGTAGTAATATATAAACCAAACCAATTAAACAGATATGTTACTCGCAAGATCAGAAAACTTTTAAAATGAAGTTAAAACCACACATACTAAAGGAGTTGATTATGGATTTTATTTGGGATTTAATCGAATATGTAATGTATTGGATTCAAAGAATAGCACCATATTTTATATCATTCTGGTTAGGATTTATTTTTAACCAACTACTAAGACTTTAATTAACAAACATAGGAGAGGAATATGGCTTTTGAAATAAAAAAAGACCTACATCTTAATACAGGTATCTATTTGAAGTTACTTGATGATCCAACAAATGCTGAGATTACTCAAGATAATTTTCAGAATGATAGATATACCATCCCCATTGAAATGGTGGGGCATGATATTACCGATGGTTCTGGAGTAAAATGGTTTCAGAACTCTGAAGGTAATTGGGTAGAGCTTAAAATTGGTAAATCAACTGATTTTGAGTTTAGTGGTGCATTGTATAATAAGTTGGCAGGACATAAGTCTGGCAGTACAGTACAGATTATGTTGAAAGAGATGGAAGGGAAGAATGGTAAGTACGCAGGATGGACTGTTACACCCATGAATGGTGCATCAGAACCATCAAATAACGCTGAAAAACCCCCTAAATCGAGCGTTTTTCCTAAAACCAATACTAACTATGGCATCACTTGGGGAATGTGCATTAATAATGCTACACAGATAGTAATGAAACAAGGCATAGATGGTAATTCTGATATAGGTGAGCAAGTTGAACAGATAGCTAGGGAACTGATGGAAGTGGCTGTAGATGGATTAGCTAGGTGGGAACAAACCCATAATCAAAAAGATCAAAATGATAAACCTAATGATGGGTTGCCTTTTTGAAAAAAACCTTGATTAAAAAGTTGGATACTGCTTGGTCAAATAGAATCAAGCAGTATGGGATGTGTGAGGTTTGTGGTAAAACCAAAATTTTAAATGCACATCATTTTCATGGAAGAAGGTGCTACTCAGTTAGATGGGATATAGATAATGGATTTTGCTTATGTGTGGGGTGTCATAAGTTCAGTTCAAAATTCTCAGCACATGAAACACCTGCTGAGTTTGTTACATGGGCAATAGATCAGCGAGGTCAGAAGTGGTATGATGAATTATTAGTTAAAAAGAACACCCCTAAAAAATATATAGATGCTGATTATAATGATATAATGGAGATATTACTAGGTGAATAATTTTTATCAATCTTTGGAAGTAGGAAAGCAATCAGAGAAAATCGTTTTAAATCGCATCAAAAACAAATACCCTAGTGCTTATATCAAAGATGGATATTTTAAAGATTTTGATATATTTATACCCGAAATAGATACATCTGTAGAGGTTAAGAAGGATTTTAAATCACAATATACAGGAAATGTTGTAGTTGAAATATTAATGAATGGTGAACCATCTGCATTAAGCACTACCAAAGCAGATTGGTGGGTATTTCATCTGGATGACAGTACATTTATCTGGATCAGACCAGAACAAATAAAAGATATGATACATAGGGAGAAATTTAAACCTGTTAGATTTGTTGGTAAAGGTGATTATGCTTATAAAGTAGCATATTTAGTTAAGAAAGATTATTTGTATGTTTATGGTAGGAATATGAATGTATATCAAGAGTCTTATGTAAAATGAGTAATGGTTGGATCAAACTGCATCG